TGAATCGAAAGAAACTGCTGAACGTGCAAGAAACTATCAGTATCCTGTAACAGGTCTGAGTGATGCACCCGCACGTCTCATCTTCACTGCACACAAGGTCGAACCATTCTTCAACCTCGACAACTTGGTAGACAATCCCAGACCCAATGATAGAAAGGTAACGAGTCAAAACAATTCACAAGAAACCGATAATGTTTTTAAGAAATATGTTGACCCTGCTATAGATACAACAGTTGCCGTTGGAGGTTTTTTTGGTGACGTGTTCTCTACCAAAATGGCATTGTCGTCATATGAGAATAAAAACGGAAACAATCCTCAAGGGACTGTAACACTCCCATTATACAAAGGTTTACAGTATCAGGATGGAGTCACCTACAATGTGGTTGATGTGGGTACATTGGGCGCTGCAGGAGACTTCGGTAGAATAACAACCCCAGACGGTAACATTGCTGGTCCCGCGAAGGCTCTCGCTGCACAGGCTGCCGCAAAGGTCGCGGGTGGCATTGTTGCACCCGCTGTTGGTGGTGGTGTATCAAAATTATTTGGTGGTGGTGCAACTGGTGGTGCATTGGCCGGTGCGCTTGCCGGGGGTAACCTCGTAGACCAGGCAGGAGCAATCACGAAGAGTGCGACTCGTGTGTCAGTGGCACCCAACGAACGGACCCTGTTCGAAAGAGTCAATATGCGAACATTTGCATTCACCTTCAAGATGATTGCGCGTAACGAACGAGAGTCCACAGAAGTAAAGAACATCGTCAAGTTCTTCCGTCAAGAAGTTTACCCCGAAGCGATTCGAATCACAGAAGGTGGTGCGCCCTTTGCGTATCAGTTCCCGAATGTATTTACCATTGACATCAAGAACAAGTCAGGTTACAACCCAGGCTTCAACATCGGTCGGTGTTATCTGGAGTCGGTCAATACGGTGTTCAACTCAACATCATCGGGTCTATACAATGGTGAGGAGTTTGTTGAAGTGGATATCACTCTCAACTTCAGAGAAATCACTGTTCTAGATAAGAGCAAAGTTAGGGACCAGAAATACTAATGTCTAATTATTTTGAAAACTTTCCAAAAGTAATATACCTGTTCGGGGATGAAACACAACCCGTTCTGTTCCAAAAGTTGTCCAAGTATGTGGATTTGATTGACACATTCCGTGACGATGTGGGCGCATACATTGAGTATGAGATACGGGATGGAGATCGTCCCGACACATTGTCCTATCGTCTCTATGAAAACTCTACCTATGATTGGACATTCTTCTTGATGAACGAGCGTCTGCGCGAGACCGGATGGCCAATGACTATCACGCAGTTGCAACACCACGCTGCTCACGACTACTTCAAGAACTACACTGTAAAACTAACGGCAGATAGTGCTGGAGCGGTCGCAAAGTTTGCCGACCTCTACCCCACAGGAACATCTGTTTTGGTCAGTGGTAAGAAGGGTGTGGTGGTGAGAAAGAACCTTGACGTTGGGGAGATTACTATTTCATCTGACAGTGACATTACAGGTGGTGTTACTCTTTCATATCAGTTACCCGATAGTTCAGAACCACTTCAGTTGGGCGCATCATTGTCCAACACCGTTTATGAATACGAGGGGATACACCACTACGAAAACGATTCGGGAGAGTGGTTGGACCGATACTTTGACGACCTCTCAGGTGCCACACTCAAGACAAATCTTGATTACTTGATTGATCAAAACGATGAGTCAAAACGAATCCGTGTTATAAAGAAAGAGAACATCGTCCCATTGGTCGGTGCACTCAAACGACAATTGGCCGCTGAATAATGCTCAACCAATCTCGTTTCACTATTATCAATGCTGACATTATTCTCTCTTCTGATACACAAGAGACGAACATTGTCGACATACGAGATAACATCCTAGAACTCACCTTGTTTGAGGCTCTTACCAAGTCCTATTGTGATGCGCGAATAGTGATGATCGATGACTTTGGTTTCCGTACCGACCTATCGATACAAGGGACGGAAAGAGTCAATCTGGTAGTCGCGGATGGTAATGACCCACTCAAGGGTGTGATTACAAAGACATTTTTCATTTCGAAAATAAATGACGCAGAAAAGATCAACGAACGAAGTGAAGTGTTGTCGATTGATTTGGTAGAAGAACACGTATATGTCAATGCGATGAAACAGATCAGTCGGTCTTATGAGTCGACTCTCGAAGTGGCCATCAAGGACATTTCACTGCGTGATCTAGGAAAGACAGTGGTTGAAACAGACTTCTTTGATGCTAGTGCGCAGGGTGAACGAAAGGTCATCATTCCTTATCTCAGTCCTCTCGAAGCAATGACTTGGTTGACACAACGAATGACCTCACGCACGGGTGCGCCCATCTATGTACACAGTGACCTTTACTCTCCTTACCTGTATATCTCTTCTCTGGAAAGTCTTATGCAGATTCCAGTGTTGAATGAGAAGTTACCGTTGAGATACACCGATGCAACTGCGGCGGGTGACGAAGAGACAGAGGCACTGAAGATTTATTATCAGGTGGCTGAGTTCAAAGAGGTCAACGCAGAAGATTCACTTGCCCTGTATGAAGAAGGTGCGATTGGATCATCATATACTAACATTGATGCGGGAACAGGTCAAGCGTTTACTTCACATATTTCTGTGAGAGATATCCTTGACGACTTCTACACAAACGGTATTATCAATAACACGAGCGCACAATCAATCTTTGATCCATCACTGAATATCGGTGGTAAACCATCGGACGAATACGACGCACTGAACATTCATCAAGTGACATCTACCAAGACTTATAATCAGTTCAAGAGTTACCACGATGAGTCACAGTTGATCGAAGACAATGTTTTATTGGAATCACGACTAAAGATCAAGAACAAAGTCATCCGTCAAATAATGCGTAAAAATGTCATTGACATTGAGATGGATGGTGCGTTATTCCTTGAGAAGAAAATCTCGCCCGGCCGTAGACTGCGTATTCTATTCCTGAGTCCAAACACTCAGGGTGATGTGCGTGATGTCAACAAGAGTCTGGACAAAAGAAAGAGTGGAGATTATATGTTGATGAATACCGCACACACGATGTCACAAGATCGGCATCGTGTGAGTGCCCGAATGTTCAAGTTGGGTGATCTACCGAGCGACTTCACACTATGAATGTATTGAGACCCATACAAAAAGAGTTCTATGGTGACGACAACCGATGGTTTTTCGGCACAGTCATCAACGCACAACCACCCGCAGGCCTCGAAGGTCGAGTCAAGGTGAGAATCAATGGTGTGCACACATCCAACACCATCGACATCCCTGAGAAAGATCTGCCGTGGGCACAGGTTCTTGTCCCCACAACCGAAGGTGGTATCTCAGGTTATGGTCGTATCCCACAGATACTCGCAGGGTCGTTTGTCTTTGGTATTTTCCTTGATGGGACTTCTTCACAGATACCTTTGGTTATGGGTTCTTTACCACGAGTAGAGTTTCCTACTGCGGTCCAACGCGGTAATGTCCAAACTCGATTACAAAACTCAGTCATCGAAAGACTTGCGGACGATGCAGAAAACAAAACATCAACTCAGTTGAGACGACAACAGTCTATGAAGTTTTTCATTGACAACGGGTATGACCTCATTCACGCTGCGGCCATCACGGGTGGATTACAGGGCGCATCTAGATTTGTGACGGGCGATAGCGGACAAGAGACATCTGGTATTGCTGCGTGGTCACGCTCAACAGCGACAGGTTCGCGGTTCAACGGTCTTCTTGCGTTCTCACAGAACTTTCAACCTACGGTCGATTGGAGATTGTATTCTACACAGTTACAATATGTGTTGTTCGAACTGAGAAACCGATTCAGTTCCGCCAACCGCAAACTTCTAAATACCACAGATATAAAATCAGCAAGTGATGTCATCAACAAGAACTATCTTTTCACAACAAATGACACAGAGAACCTAGCACAGACTGCTTATGATGAGGTGTTTGTATGAGCAACAAGACAATACTAAACGAAGCACTAAAGTCCAATCACGGTCTCTCTGGTCTCAATACTCTAGAGTTTGAAGCAAAGAATGCGGCAAAGGCAAGGACCGACGCAACTGAGTCTCGCATTGGGGGTATTGCCAATGAGGTGGTTGGTGGTGTAGAATCGTTATCATCCACCTTTGACAGATTCCAACAAACGGTCAAGGCGAACCCAATCAATGGTCTCCTGAATAGTAACTCAAATAGTATTCAAAATCTCACAACGAGTATGGTTGACAACTCAATCACCGACATCACCACTCAGTTGTCATCGTATACAAAGGTCGACTTCGAAGATGTCAGTATTGGAGGTATCTCTTTTAGAATGCCTTCATCATCATCTCTCGCATCGGTGGGTGGTGGTAGCACAACTATTGCGGGGGTTCTCCAAAAGATTACCGGTCTAGATGTTGGAAGTGGGGATTTACAGAAACAAGTTCTTGAAGCATCTCCCGAAGGTCTATTACGCGCGGGTGTTCGTGTGTCTGGTAAGATTGGCGCATTCACTGCGGAATCGATAAACAACCTTGCGAACGAGGCACTGAGTAGTGTTACCGATGTCCTTGATGCGACGGGTGCTGTTACTGACATCAATCGTCGTTTATCATTTCCGTCTTCAGTTGATGCAAACGGTGATGTTGATGCCTATACACAAGTATCGGACACCCGACCAACAAACCTTTCAGAGTTTGACGAAACGATTGCAAACGCAACTACCAAACCATTACAGTCTTTGAGTAATATTGTGACCACGGATAACGAGACCAAACAGGACTTGGTGACCGGAGAAAAAGACTTCTCTGATATTTCTGGTGGTAAGGATGGTGCGCAGGTCATTGCGGCCGCACAAGAACAACAAAATCTACGCAACCAGTATCAGGCTCTCGCAGACGAAAGAAACTCTTTGGTTCAGAGTCGTGTTGCGAGTGACGGTTCAAATGGTATTATACAAGAACTTTCTACCAAGACTATAACAGAGATTAGAAAGGATGTCAAGAACTTTGCACCAAAACTAAAGAACAATGATGTCACACGAGTCATCAATCTATCTCAGGGTAACGCACAGGAGTTTCAGATTGCCGTGGACGTTCTATTCCAATCGACGGGTAAACCCGCTGATGAGATTCGGGCATTCCTGAAGACGATTGACACGACGATTACAAATGCAACATTACCTGAACTTGATAATGCGGTATTCGAAGAACCCTATGTGATAGGTTCTTTTGAAAAGGAATGGGATGGTGGTCAAGGAGAACCAGTATTCCCTTACATTTCATCTGTTGAAGAACTACAGGCCGAACTGCGTAATATCAAACGAGAGATTACGGAGGTTGTGGTTCACTGGTCAGAGACACCCACCAACAAGAACATTGGTAGTGAAGAGATCAACGAAACACACCTCGCAAACGATTTGAAGGGTATCGGTTATCATTATGTCATACGAAGAGACGGATCGTTACAACGCGGTCGTCCCGCAAACATCGTGGGCGAACACGCAGTCGCAAACGGTCACGATGAGAGAAGTCTTGCCATTGTGTTTGTTGGTGGTATAAATGTTCCTAGTGAGACACGAAACATCGAAGACTTCACATCGGTCCAATCCTTGACCCGATCACAGTTCAACACATTTGATCACTTCTGTCGTTCATTCTATAATGTATTTGAGGGTGGTCAGGTTGTTGGTCACTCTGACATTGATGGACTTGCCAACGATCCCGGCTTCGATGTCCGTGCTTATGTAAAGGCAAACTTCAACAAAGACTCTAAGTTTACAACACCTTTGACACAACGCCCATTTACGACGGCAGAAATAAACTTATGACAAACTTTTCAGACGAATATCAAACACGGGTCAACAAATCCGGTATTGCGAAAGAAGTAACTCAGGGTATTCCCAAAGAGGGTTTTGCTGACCCATCGGGTGAGTATCCCAAACGCGAGTATTTCTATGATACATCTATTAGTAAGGCTGCCACAGGAGAAAAAATTAACCGTCTTTCATCCGGAGGTGGGGATGTTGATGTCGCTCTAGATTTATCAGACCAAGAACCATCCATTTTTCCATTCAATCAGGCCCAAGAAACGACTTCCGGTCACAGTTTTGAGATGGATGATACGCCCGGCGGTGAACGAGTTCTAATCAAACACCGAACAGGTGCGGGTATCGAGTTGCGAGCGGACGGTTCGGTTCTCATATCAACTCGCAAACAACGCGTGGAAGTTGTGGGTGGAGACTCAAAGGTAATCGTAGAGGGAGAGGGAGATCTTGTTTACAAAGGTAATGTTGATCTACGTATCGACGGTGATTTCAATGTTTCTGTTGGCGGTGATTACAACATCGATGTTGCGGGAGATAAGAAAGAGGAAATCAAGGGACGACACACCAAGACCGTAAACCGCGATCAAAACTACACGGTGCGAGGCAATCGTGGTACAGATGTTATCGGTCTAAGTACCGATACAGTGTTGGGTCAAAGGTTTGTGGTCACCAAAGGTAATCACAATATGTATACCGAAGCGAACACGGAAATCTTGACGGGTAACAATCTAATCACCACCGCAGTCGAAGAGTGGGTGGCTTCAGCATCTACCACAAGTGTGACCGCACGAACACTTTCTGCGATTGGAGAGAAAGGCACATTCGGTGGTCCAAACCACGATTACTATGGTAGCACATACGGCGGACGACCAGGCCAAAACACAAACTTATCCACATTCTACGGAGTGTTCGTTGGTCGTGCCACTGAAGCAATCCACGCAGACTATGCGATGTATGCGTCTCAGTCGGGTTTCGCAAAGGAAGCAGGAAAGGCACTGAAGGCAAACTCTGCGACAGGTATTACGGTCAACCCCGAACAACCTCGCAACGGTATTATGCCATACAATCCCCTCGAACCTACTGCGCCGTTACCCACGGGAGACATTATTGAGTTGATGTTGTCGACCTCAAACTATGGTATACGCGATGTTGAGGTTGACCCAGAGTTGGAAAACAAACTCAAAAAGTCCGATGAATACAAAGAGTTGTTCAGTCACGATCCAAGTATCAACGAGATTCGTTCTAAACTGCGTGATGAGGCAAACCTAAACAACGGTGAGTTCACCAGTCACTTGGTGAGTGAGGGTAAGTTGAACTCCAACTTCAAAAACAATCTACCCACCAACATTGGAAGAACTGCCGCGAAGAAAGGCACATTACGTTTTGGAAAAGAACTGTTGGGTAACAACCCAAGTGACAATCGTAGTAAGAGATTCAAGGTGAATACACGATGAAGATATTAGTTGATCCACAATACCTACCATCGGGGGACATTACATCATCCACCCGTCTTGGGCCTGGCATCACTTGCGCTAAGTTTCTTGGTGCGTTGGGTTCGCGCACTCAATGGGACCGTCTTTATGATGAGTCATTTGCGGGACCAGTAGATAGACTTCAGGTCGCACGTAATCTTATTTTACACGCCAAGGCAATCAATGCGGTCACTTCTAATCTTGACTTTGCGCAACATCGTTTGATTGTGACGGACGGTGTGTATGAACCTTATCAGGATTTTACTGCGGATGGTTATCAAGGAGAAAGACCATCGGGGTTCAACGAAGAACGAAGGTTTGGTCGGGGTATCGGTTATCAGGTGATTGATCGCAATGGTAAAAGTGATCCACGCAAAGCATTTGACCTTGCGGTGTTCTGGAAAGATTACATTGACTACAATGAACTAGAACTGGCCTACGACACATTTGACCCAAACGGAGACCTTACTTCTTCCGTGCTTCTCACGATGCCGGAAGTTCCCGCATCTTATGAAGTGTCGTTCAGTTATGGTTTGGAAACAACTTACAACGGGTCATTACAATCCAAGAATGAGTTGTTAGAGATCCTTCCATAACGTATAAATAAAAAGAAAAGGTTTTAGGGATTATGGCAAAAATACTTTCCAACGAAGATGGGAATCTGAGTAACAGCGCTCGTGTTGTGCGTGAGCGTGATTATTCAGATGTCGATCTTTCTTTGGATGCCAGAACCGCACCAACCTACACGAGTGGTGATGGAGACATACTGCGTAAGTTAGATGCGGCGTCGGTCAAACAGGCAATCAAGACATTGTTATTGACCAACCGATTCGAGAAACCTTATAAACCACAGTTCGGTGGTGACTTGGGTGGTTTGTTGTTCGAACTAATGGATGAGAACACAGCAGACCTAATGATTGCCCAGATTCGTGCGTCAATCGAAAGATTTGAACCACGAGTCAAAGTATTGAGTTTGAAAATAGTTGCGACACCAGACTACAATAGTGTGTCAGTAGTAATCGAGTTCCGTGTGATCAACTCACAGGTTTCGGACACACTCAGGGTCAAGATAACAGATACTCCCTCGGTCGCGCCCGTGGTTCTACCTGTTACACCTACACCCGAACCAGACGAAATCATTCTGTCTGAAGCGGGCCAACGACTGGTGACGTTCGACAACTTGTTGTTGCGTGCTGATGAACTAGGTATTTTGTCTGGTTCGATTCTGAAACCAGAAGACGAAGGTCAGTTATTGACACAAAACGAACTCATATTATTGGTAGAACAGTCTTAACGAGGATAAGAAATGGCGACCACTATCAAATCAACAGATTTAGATTTCGATGAAATCAAAAACAATCTCAAACTGTTTCTAGCACAAAAGTCACAGTTTGCGGATTATAACTTTGAAGCATCGGGTGTATCAAACCTGTTAGATGTACTTGCGTATAACACACATTACAATGGACTACTCGCAAACTTTGCGTTGAACGAGTCATTCTTATCAACCGCACAGTTGAGATCGTCTCTGGTCGGTCTTGCGAGTTCTTTGGGTTATGTGGTGGGTTCTCGATCTGCATCATTCGCAGTATTACGAATGTATGTAGATTATTCCTCTGACACAACCAAACCATCGTCGGTCACAATGCCGAAGGGATTTACCTTTACAACATCGGTTGATAACAAGACATATACATTCAAGACACGAGAGGTTTTGACCGCAGCCGATGACGGTAACGGTCTCTATTATTTCTCTGTAAACGCAAACACCAATGTATCAATATTTGAAGGGACACAGAAGACCAAGACATTCATCGCAGGCCCTGCCGCGGAGAACGACTCTTATGTTATCCCCGAAACACGATTAGACCTTGACACGATTGAAGTAAGAGTGTATGATAATACATCGACAACCGCATATGATGTGTATACAAACCTAAATGTCACAACCAATGTCACTGCTAGTTCTAAGATATATGTTATCAAGGAAACTCCAAACGGTTTCTATGAGGTAACATTCTCAAATGGTTCGCGTTTGGGTGTGTCACCTGTTAGTGGTAACAAGATAGAAGTTATCTATGATGTCACTGTAGGACCAGAAGCGAACGGCGCACGAACATTCGAGGCAGAGAATACTCTAGGTGGTAAGACAATCAATATTACCACCACAACCGCGTCGGCAGGGGGTTCACTCAAAGAAGACCTTGAGTCCATTCGTAAGAACGCACCCTATCAGTATGCTTCACAGAACCGTGCAGTTACCGCAGAAGATTACTCCGCACTGATACTGCGAGAGTTCGGTAATGTTATTTCGGATGTTCAGACTTGGGGCGGGGAAGACAATGTGCCACCTCAATACGGCACCGTGTTCACCTCAATCGTTTTCACAACAACGGACGCGACCATTATCCAGAAGGCTAAGGACGACATCCGCGACCTACTAAAAGACCTTGCGGTTGTGTCATTCAACGTTGAGTTTGTTGATGCTGTTGAGACATTCCTTGAGGCACAGGTGTTCTTCCAGTTCAACCAGAACCTCACTTCACAGTCGCGCACCTCAGTCCAAAACAATGTCAAGACTTCTATGCAAGGTTACTTTGACGCGAACCTTGGTGATTTTGATCAATCATTCCGCAGATCAAATCTGCTAACAGATATTGATGAGACTGGACCTTCAGTCCTTTCGTCTCGTGCAACAATCTCAATGCAGAATAGATTTGTTCCGGTCGTTGGGAAATCCAGTTATACTATCACATACCCTGCTTCGATTGCAAGTCCAGTTGATACAACTCATTCTATTATTTCTGGGAACTTTAGATACAAGGGCAATATCTGTTACCTTAGAAATAAACTAAAATCTACTACACTCGAACTGTTTGATGTAAACACGGGTCAACTGGCATTGGACAATGTGGGTTCTTATGACGCCACAACAGGCACACTAACCCTTGAGGGTTTTGCGATTAGTTTGATCACTGGATCGTTTGTGAAGATCAATGCTACTCCAGCTAACCCAGCGACCATTACACCAGTTCGAAATGCGATTCTACGGTATGATGCGGGTGCATCAAACGCAACTGCCGTAGATACACTATAAATAAGATATTTGAGAGAAAAGAATAATGGCAAGTTCTATAACAGGAGACGCAAAGAAAGTTCTACTAGATCAGTTCAAACAAGATCTGGATAGTTCTGGTTCTCAATACTACATCGGTATTTCTGGTGCGGACTCAACTGGCGTGGGTCTCCTTGGGCAACAACAGTTTCGAAATGAAATGCAGTTCGTCAAGATTATCAGTTCCAACTCTTTTGTTGTCGAAACATACAACTGGACTTCTGGTGTTGTCTATAACGCATACGACAACGAAAATCTAAACCAAAAAAGATTTTATGTTGTGAACGATCTCAACGAAGTGTTCCTTTGTGTTCAAACCAGTAAGAATGCTTCGGGTGTAGAACAACCATCCTCTACAAAACCTACTGCTGCTCTTGCGGCCGCATACGATAACAACCGCAGGTCATTCACAACTTCAGACGGTTATGTCTGGAGATACCTGTATCAAATGTCGGGTCTAGCCATCAATCGGTTCAAGACTTCAACTTATATGCCGGTACAACAGATTAGAACCACATCATCAATCTTTCAGTTGAACGAACAACGCACCTTACAGAACAACTCGATTAATGGTGAGATACTTGGTATTGCTATTGACTCTGGGGGTACAGGTTATGAGTTCGCACCCCGACTAGACATTGAAGGTAATGGTGACAGTGCTTCATTTAGTGTGTCATTAGAAAATGGCAAGATTGTTGCTATCACAGTTGACTCCGATGGATTTGGAAAAATACTTCACGGAAGTGGTTATGACTTCGCAAAGGTTATCCCTTCTGCGGGAGACGCGGTGTTGAGACCTATTATCGGTCCAAAGGGTGGCGTAAACCTTGATCCGGTTGCGACACTTCGTGCTGATAAACTTATGGTACAGACCACTATTCAGAATGATGAGAATGGTACTATACCACTCGCAGATCCAACAAACGATTTCAAGAGTGTAGCATTACTGCGTAAACCCAATACATACGGCAGTCAAGATGACTATACCGCATCTGTAGGTAACGCAATGAACTACTTCACAGTGAGTGCTGGTTCAGGAACATTTGCAGCAGACGAAACATTTGAGACGGCCGCACAAGTAAAAGGAAAAACTCACTGGCACGACACATCTAACAACAGGTTATATTATATACAAAATGACTCAACAGGGTTTGGAACATTCAATGTTTCAGATACGATTTCGTCTATTTCAGGAACAGGAACATCAAAGGATATTGACGCAATCAACAACCCACAGATTGACCGATATTCGGGTGAGATTTTGTACATAAATACCCTAAACAGTGCGATAGACCGCACATCTGCTCAAACCGAAGATATTCGGGTAGTTATTGACTTAGGACAGGACTAAGATATGGCAACCACATTTACATCCGCAACCCTTAGTGGAACGTATGATGATGACTTTGACAAGAATAAACAGTTTCATCAAATACTGTTCAACAGTGGTCGCGCACTACAGGCGCGAGAACTGACACAGTTACAAACGCTAATCTATCAAGAGATTGGAAGATTTGGTCGTAACATCTTCAAAGAAGGTGCGGCTGTATCATCCGGTGGTATGTCGATCAACTCATCTTATGAGTACATCAAGATTGCGTCGACCAATCAAGGTGGTGCGTTTGCGGACATTCCCGTTGGTACTGTATTCGAAGACCCCAATACAAATACTGAAGTGCGGGTTCTAGAAGTACAACCCCGAAACACAGATGGTGGGTTTACTAACGACACTCTTTATGTTCAGTATATCAACGACGGAAACACCGCAATCTCTAGTGTGCCGACACGATTTGGTGACACAGTTACTCTATTTGATATTAGTGGTAGTGGTTACGAACTTGTAACAGAGTCTCCAAACGCAACAGGTCGTGCGACACGATTTGATGTCGAGACAGGGGACTTCTTTGTTCTTGGTCGTTTTGTCAATGCGGCCAAACAGTCCATTCTTTTGAGTCAATATGAACAGTCCTTCACAGGCACAGTGGGTTTCAAAGTCACGCAAGAAGTTATCAGTGTAAACGATGACCTTTCTCTGTATGATAACACGGGTGATGTGGTCAATACTGCTGCTCCAGGCGCAGACCGATATCGCATCACACTTACACTTGTCGACAAGGCCAATATCGAAACATCGGACACATTCGTATTCCTCGCAAACATTGAGAACTCAAAGATTGTTGAAGAGGTAGAAGAGTCAGACGCATACAACAAAATCAATGAACTCCTTGCGTTACGCACAGACGAAGAGTCTGGGGACTACATCGTAAACCCATTCAACATTCATTTTGAAGATGTGGTGGCAAACGATTCGTCTCTGGAACTTATTGTATCATCTGGTACCGCATATGTCAACGGTTTTAGAGTAGATAATCCAACGACAACTAAGTTGGTGGTTCCTCGACCACAACAGACAGATAACTTCAATAACGATGTGGTTCCGATTGAGTATGGTAACTACCTAATCGTTGACTCTGGTGCTGGTTTGCCCGACCTAGATTTAGCAGAAGTTTTCCTCACCAAGACACGAACAGATTACTCGACGGGTGCGAACCGTATTGGAACTGCGAGGATTCGTGCGGTTGAGGTTGCGACTGGAGCAGCTGCTCTACAGGGAACACACAAAGTTTATCTTCAGGATGTGAATATCGATTCCGATAAAAGCATTGAGGATGCGCAGTTTGTGGGTAGTAGCACTTCTAATCACTTCAAGATTGCCGCCGATGCGTCAAAGGTGATTGACACTATCAACGACGATCTTCTTATGCCCACAACGCGTCCTCGTGTTGAGTCAATGACTGATATTGTTCTACGAGTTCAACGAAGAGTTGGTAGTAAGACAATCAGTGGTGATCCCAATGGCACGATTGATATCTCTGCCGAGTTGGGAGCGGGCGAAAACTTTGTAGACGCATCCAACTGGATTGTGGCCTCAAGCAATCGTTCTTTCATCTCTCACACAGTCAATGCGAGCACTGGTGTTATCACTATGTCAAACACCGCAGAGTATTTTGACGGTGAGACGGTTGAGGTTCTCTACTATGTCCAAAAGACTGCGGAACTACGCACCAAGACTTTGGTTGAGAACATTACGGACACTCTTACACTACAGACAGGTTTTGACGCAACAAACTCTACTGCTTACAACTTCTATGAGTTCGACCACTACGATATCTTTGATTTAGATTCGGTCAAGAACACTGATACAAACGGTATCGATATGTTGGGTCGTTTCACACTTGATGACGGTCAACGGGATAACTCATACAAGAGAGGACGACTAATCCTCAATCGTCAGGACAGTGCTCCCTCACAGATTTATGTTCGTTACTCGCGTCTACAACACAGCACTGACGGTGACTTCTTTGCTGCGCCTTCTTACAACACATTGGGTTACAATAACATTCCTACTCACGTTCTTTCGAATGGTCAAGAGGTCAGTCTGTTCAACTATGTTGATTTTAGAAACGCAGACGACGACGGGACTTATGTCAATGTAATGTCTCTGCCCAAGAGTGGGGACACAATCACTGCGGATATTAGTTACTACCTACCCCGCGCTGACAAACTGATTATGACTCAGGAAGGTCAAGTTCAGTTGTTGATGGGACAACAGGCCGCAAACCCACAGTTCAAGTCTACACCAGAAAATGCGATTGAACTATACAAGATTCGTATGAATCCAAATACACTTGATGAGAACGATCTATCATACGAACAGATAGAACACCCTCATTACACGATGAAAGACATCGCAGAACTGGAAGCGAAGGTAGATCGTCTACGAGAGTATACCACACTATCTGTCGCAGAACTACGCGCACTTCACAATCCAAGTTTGGACAGTGCTGGTAACGAGAGATTGCCTGTTGGCACGGTTACAGATGATGCTGCGGACCAGACTAAGTCAGACACAGACAATGATGATTACGCTGCGTCAACTGATCCGGTTGGTCAGGTTATTCGTCCTATGGCGGATGAACACAATGTCAACCTGATTATGGACGCATCGTTGTCTCAAGGTGTGGTCAAGAAAGGTGATAATGTCTACCTGAACTATGACAGCGAACAGTGGGCGTATCAGGAACTTGCGTCAACATTTGTCAAGGTCAATCCAAACGGCAACTCACAACAAATCGGTGAGATCAAGTTGTCACCTTCATCGGATGAGTGGAAAGATACTGTTTCTCGTGCGACACGCGCGGTAAAGGGTAACAATAAGGTTGATACCAACCAAGCATTCCTATGGAACTCGTGGCAGTGGAACTGGAAAGGTCGTTCTGCTGAAGAGAATGTCGCATACGATGGTGGTCGTGATCCGGTCAATAACATTTCTTGGGGTCGTTCGTATGATGACGCATCTGAGAGATACACCTCAAACATCACTGCGGTAAGCGCACCAACAGGTGGATCTAAGTTTGTTACAAGACCTCTTCAGTCTGAGACTATTCGTCGACGGGTAGGAACATCATATGTCGACCTAGCCTTGATACCTTGGATTCGTTCGCGAAAGGTTTACTTCCACGCGAAGGGACTGAAACCCAACACCAAGTTTACACCGTTCTTTGACGGTGTCAAGGTAAATGATTGGGTAAGAGAAGAATCATCATTCGTTCAGTTCTCTGACCGTGACGAAGATTTACAGAACAGATACGGTTATAGGGGTCTGACCGCTCACCCAGATGGTTCAACAGAACTTATTTCGGATGCGAACGGTGAGATTATTGGTTCGTTCTTTATACCATCAACTCGCGATGTTGTCAAGTATGGTACTTACAAAAAGGGATCAGTATACAATGCTCGTTTGAACGCATTGCGATTCCGCGCGGGTGTCCGTGAGTTTACTCTGTTGGATATCGACAAGGCAGATTGGGGTGAGGCAGGTTCTAAGGCGTTTGCTTACTACGCTGCGTGGGGATTCAACTTTGGTATTTGGAGCCCTTGGAGTACTCTACGATGGCCCAACTCAGCACAACCTTACTCTTACATCAACACTCGTTCGGCAGTGTTTAGCACTAAAGAGATCAAGGCATCCTTGGATAAAATCACTGCTAGTGAGATCAATCTTGTAGATCCGAAACTTGCGGGTAAGTATGGCACAAATGATGCCCCCTTGACTACTGCGGATTTGAGAAACCTTGATAACACGAACGCAATGTCTGGAGTTCTTTCTGATTACGTTCTACAGAATGCGAATCGTGAAGCGTCTTCAGAAGTCAATCCAGTAACGCCACCTGAGAATCCACTCGCACAAACATTCTATGTGGATAACCAGTTTGGTCTTACATTGACCAAGGTTCAGTTATACTTCCGACAGAAGGATACCGGAAACCTTCCAGTGTCTATTCACATTAGACCAGTGGTTGACGGTAAACCATCAACGGATGTCATCATACCAGATTCACACGTATTCAAGAATCCTGGCGATATTGATGCGATTGGTACAGGCCCAGTTCTGTCCACCATCCAAAGTCGTCCAACGACATTTGAGTTTGATGAACCCATTCATCTACAACCTTGGACGAAGTATGCGATTGTTGTAACCTCTGAGTCAACTGAGTATGAGTTGTTTAGTGCGCAGACACAACAACCTGTATTTGGTTCAACCTCACGCACAGTGACCACACAACCAATCCCAGGCTCGTTGTTCTTGCCCCAGAATGGAACAAACTACATTGAGTCAAAAGACCAAGACCTAATGTTCCGTCTGGTTCGTGCGAAGTTCAAGCAAGGTGGTGGTTCTTTGATTATGAAGAACGCGGAGACAGGATTGTTTGAGTTGACCGAAAACCCAATCCACACGACAAAGGATACTACTACCATTGTTGTGAACCATAAGAGTCACGGTCACAGGGTCGGAGATATAGTTCAGATTGCTGGTGCGGAAACCACCAACGGTGTCCCTGCTGGGGAAATCAATGGTGACCGTACTATCGTCACCGCATCGTTGAATCACTACACATTCAACTCTACAAGTAACGCAACCGCTACTGGATTCGGGGGTGGAGATCAGGTTCGGTCTGGTTCAAACCACATCTTCTCTGTTGCTAACCTACAGTTAGAAAACTCTGTTCCACCAACATCATCTGTTGATGTGTCTGGTAAGTTTACCTCTGCTTCGTATATCAGTGGTAACAATGTTCGGTTTACACAAGATCCACAGTATATTCGAATCACACCAAACACAAATGTAGATTTTGACAAACCACGAGCACTGTATACTACCAAGTTGGAAGGTGATAATCTACCTACAGGTGAAAGGTCTATATACATAAAGGTCGACTACAAGTCAGGTAACGATTATGTCTCACCAATGGTCGACCTACAACGCACATCAATAATCATTGCGGGATATGCGATGGACAATCCAGACACGACACCAGATGTGTTTGAGAATGTTCCTGAAACTAACCCATCGGGTGGAACTGCTGGATCGAAACACATCACTACACCAGTTTCTTTACCAGAACCCGCAACAGGTATTGATGCGCGTATTATGGCTAACTTGCCTGATAGTTCAGACATAATCTTCTACTATAGAACTGCGGACGCAGATGAGGATATTACATTGCAACCTTGGATAAAACAAACACCAACGAGAGATGTTCCACGACGAAATGATGCGACGACTGAACAGGTTGAGTTCTTGCCTGGTGGTAGAAACGGCACACTGAAACCTTTCTACCAAGCACAGACAAAACTTGTAATGGTTGGAACAGTTGCTCCGCCATCCGTGGAAGAAATCAACCTTAGTTTCCTTCACTAATCGTGAGTCGGTATGTGAAGGTGGAAGGTCATCCACACTTAGTCCGTGATATGAAGAGCGGTGCGATCTTAAATACTGATCGTGCCGCTTATCTTCAGTCTAACGCTCGCAAGAAACTCCGTGCTGAAAAGACCGAACAAGAACGGTCCGATCGGGAACGCCTAGATTCCTTAGAAAAAGATATTTCAGAGATTAAAGAGGCATTGAATATTCTAGTTCAAAATACGTATAAATAGTAAAAAGAAATTTTGAGTTAGGGTTAATGTCGTATCGTCCGCTAAAAAGTATATCCGAAGGAGAAGTTCAGGAGATTCTGTTATCGGAAGAGGATTACCTCGCCTATCAGGCAGGTGTCCATCTTTCCCTCGCGGACTCATCTGACACTGCGTCTCTTTCTCGCGTTGATGCGGGAACGGACACACTTGTCGGCACATACGAAAACACCATCTTTGACGAAGACGAAGAATCAAACCCAATCACGGTATCGGCAACCGCAAATGTCACAATCACATCTAACACGGGGTTAGGAACACATACCAACTCAATCGTAGGTGGTGGGGTTCCCTCAACTTTATATGTCAATGATGTTATTGAAATCACCTTTAATGGTAACGCAACTTCGACCGGAAATGGTTTCGAAACAATCGCTTACTCTTTGGGTATATCGGGGACCGCAACATATACCGCAGAACCACTAAACACTTCTCCCACGCCCACGATAGCAAACGGCACCGATGTAACTTGGCAAGACTT